TAAAGAATGAATATGAACCAATGCCCGAAGGATTGGACTATATTCCTTTCACCGGTAGGATTCGTCGATTCTTAGTGAATCGTATTAATACGAAGATATCGGACAAAAAGTTGATTTTACTTTTTGGTATTTTACAATCCGTGAAACGTGGTTGTCATGTGGTCTCTCAAAGTTTTGTTGAAGAAGTGTTGTTAAAACACCACAAAACTCTAACAGACAATCGGTGGAACAGAGTAGTGAATTTGGGTCCAGACAAGACCCACTCGAACTGGTCGGAGAAGGACATCCAACCTGTTTGGACTAAAGACAAGGAATATAACCAGAGGTTTAAGTATTATCTTAAAGTTTTCTGGGATAAATTCGCATTTAATCAATCGATAAATGAAAAATGTCAAGTTCCTAGTTCAAATGCGTGCAATGTCAGAACACGTGCCGGTGAAGGTAGTCTTGGACACATCAGATCTGGTCTAAAGAATAAGAAGTCGGGTACTCGAAGAGACCTGTGCTTCACATTACTGGACATGAAAGAGCCAGTACCTGGGTACGTTGTATCACGCTATGGTTATGAACCAACCATTTGGGATGTCCTATCATTAGATATTCGAAATGGTTTACCAGAGCTGTATTGTGTGATACATCCTATTCTGGAGCCTATTAAAGTGAGAACGATCTCGAAAGGAGATCCTCATGCCTACACTGTTGCTGGTAGGTTTCAAAAGGCTATGTGGGAATATCTTCAACATCCCTTATTCAATGGTACCTTTAAGGGTACGAATGGACCTTTATGTTCAACTGATGTTAGGGTAAAAAAGGTGCGAGGTGGTTTTTGGGTGAGTGGAGATTATAGAGGGGCAACGGACGGGATCAATCCCTACTACACAGAGTTATGTATAGACATGGCTCTGTCTAAATGGGACCTATCGGGTTCTCCTGACCGACTTGAAGATGGTCTATTAAAGAAGCGTATTAAAGATACGATCATGATGCATAGGTTATGTTACCCAAAGAAGTTCTTCCTTTCGGATAGAACGTTGGATTTCGTAACACATACATCAGAATTCTATATAGACTACCAACGTACTGGTCAGTTAATGGGCTCAGTAACTTCCTTTCCCATATTATGTTGCATTAATTGGTGCAATTATATGGCAACTGTCGGGTATCAACATACCGAGTTGGTAGACAATCAGTTAGAATTGTCCGGAAAGGATGTTTACAATAGGGAGAAAGATCGTATGAGGTTGCGTGGGGAAAGGTTGTGTTTAGTGAATGGTGATGATATTCTTTTTCATTGTAATGAAAAACAATACCGTGATTGGGAATATGGCTTGACACAGGTCGG